GTCACAGTCGGGCTACTCGCTTAGTAGTCCACCAGTCCGCGTGATCGCGGGCTCTTCCTGTAAGCCGGTTGGCATTACCGAAGATGCTGGTATGCAGAAAGTGGTGAGGGGTCAACAAGCCTCATTACGTTCGACCATATCGTCGTACGTGGAACTGATTTGTTCCACGGTCGTGGTTCTTCCCACGACACGCATTCTTGTTGAATCGTTGGTCTGGCCTTTCGTTGTTCGCCGAGCCTCCCGTGAAGGGGCCTGGTTTACACCGAAAGATTTCGGCCGTTTTATCTCGAGCTTTCGCCGTTCGGCTTTAGCTATAGATTTTTACGGCCGCTTTCCAGACAATCGAGATCAGACCTTTTTGAAGTATGAGCTCGATGTCTTGATGTGTCGGGCCTTTCAGGATGATCAGCGTCCGCTGAAGCCTGATTGGCTCGCACACTCCCTCTTTACAGGTTTTGTGCGACGCTACGTGAACCGTTGTATCGCTCGACGAGATTTGTCCTTCATCTATTCACTTTCGAAAGGAAGTAAACGGATGTGGCCGATTCTCGGCGAGGTGAAACTCCAGTCAACGTTGGAGAAGCACAAAGAGAGGATAGGGAAGGAGTTCGAGGAGTCGGTACCTGATGAGCTGTGTGACCTTATAGGTCAAACTGCCCGTCAAGTCTTTCGACGACTCGATCTCCCAACCAAGATCCTTCCTTCCTTGTCGGCTTGCTTGCAAGCGTCCCGTCGTCTTGGCGGGGCTACAAGCTTGTTTAAGCCTATGGAAACCTGTCCGTCCGGCGGGTCCCTTCTGGACACGCCGATACGGTTGATGCAGATCTCGTTCGATCGCTGGCGTCAGTCAGTTTTCGATAGAGCTGCATCGGAGGCGCTTGTTCGTTTGCGCCTGGATCGTGAGTTTAATACTCGACCTCGTTCTTCTCTCGATGTGGCTGTTAAAGCCATTCCTGAGCCATCGAAGTTTCGTATAATCACGAAGGGAGACGGATTTTTGTACACGGCCCTTCAGCCGTTACAGGGTCAACTATTATCCGCTTGGAAGCGGACACGTTTTTCGACTATGCGGGGAGAGGATCTCTCGACCCGGATAAACGAAATTGACCAATCCGTGAAAGACGAGTTTTGGTGCTCCGGTGATTATGAGGCAGCAACTGATCTCCTGAACCGTCAGGCGACAGGAGCTGCCCTCTCATCACTGGAGGGCCGGCATCCTCTTGCCGATCTTGCGATCGTCTCGATGATGCCGGGTTGGGTTTTATACCCGGACGGAACTCGAATCTGGGGTCAGGAGGGTCAGTATATGGGTCATCCATTGTCCTTTCCTCTCCTCTGCGTGATTAATCTCGCAGTTTATCGCTCCGCCGTTCGACGGCGCTTTAAAGACCTCCTCACGATTGACCGCCGTCAGGCCTATGCTTTTATTAAGCGTAGGTGGAATGCGGTGATCGTGAATGGTGATGATATACTCTTTAAGTGTGATCGTATACTTTATGAGTATTTCATTCATGAAGCTAAATCTGTCGGTCTACAGATTTCTGTTGGAAAGAACTATCTTTCCAGGGATATGTGTATGATCAATTCTCAGATTTTTCAACGCAAGTCGGGCCGTATGGTCCGTCTTGGGTATCTAAATCTGAAGTTGATCATGAACCTGTCCTTGAAGACCGGGGAGAGCTATGCCACGCCTGTGGGCATAGCCCGATCCGTGCAGGAGATGTGTGATCTGAGTCCTTGGACTCGACCCATCATCCCGTCGGTTTTTAGCCGATGGAATGATAGGACCTATCTCTTCCGAGGTTTTGTGCCGAACTGGTACATTCCGTCCGCCTTAGGGGGTTTCGGTTTGCGTCCTGATCGAAAGATCAGAACGACCCGTCTCCAACGTAAGGTGGCCAGTTTGTTCTGGTCACGGCCCGAACTTGGATTGATAGTGGGTCATAATCTTCCTACTAGTTTAACCTTCAAGCTTCCCAGATTCACGGAATACGTGATGATACCCCGTGGCGCCATGACCGTGGCCCCCCCACATCTCGACGTTGATCTGGTCGATGATTGGATCGCACGCTCCATGCTTTTGTCAAGGAGTATGCATCCAGAAGCTTACGTTTTGAACGATGCTTCGTGGAAGGCTCGGCATCTGTCGGTCCGACAGTTATCGAGACTTGGATATTATCGATTGTCTCCCATGCTTGAACAGCATTTGGAAGACTATCGTGACGTGGTGGTCTACTCGTCACACGGTGTTCCGGTTCCGCCTTTGGCGGTGATAAGAATGGGTTTGGGCCGGATCTTGCCCACGGACTGAGATGTCCTAAACTCTCATTGGGTTCAGGTGTGTCATAGCCCAAAACGGTGCGATCATGCTTAATACTTCCGTGCTAAACAGAACGCCGAGAGACTGCACGGCGCTTCCGCGGTCCGCGGTTACACCTGGATGTACAGTCCATCGTGTTGTAGCGATGGATCCAATACAACTACAACAACTCATTCACCCAACGTGACATTGCCCTGATGTCAAAGAAAACATCAAAACAAAACCAACGTTCGACCTCAGGCGTGGTGGCCTCGGACAGCTTTGCTGCCGCGGCCTACGCCTCTGGTCAGAAGGTCAAGGAGCCCCGAATTTCGGGGAACGGCCAGTCAACTCGGATTCGCCACCGCGAACTTCTCGCGACGGTGACCGGGACGACCAGCTTTGGAGTGTTCGGCTCCTACGTACTCAACCCGGGTCTTTCGGCCACGTTTCCGTGGCTTTCGACTCAGGCGACTTCGTGGGAGCAGTACCGTTTCCATGCGTTGCGTTTCGAGTATGTCACTCGAACGGCGACAACGGCGATTGGTTCAGTCGTCTTGGCGCCGGACTATGACTCGCTTGACACGCCTCCCTCAACGGAGCTGATCGCGACTAGCTATCGCGATTCCTCTGAAGATGCGCCATGGAAGGACCAGTGCTCGCACTTGGATCCGACCGCGATGCATCCTCTCGGGCCCCGCAAGTACATTCGTACAGGCGGTGTTCCGCTGAGTGATCTGAAGACCTACGATGCTGGCGTCATGCACGTGTGCACGACGTCCCAGGCAAATACTGATGCGATTGGCAAGTTGTTTGTCGAATACGACGTGGAACTCGCGGTCCCGCAGACTGAGTCTGCGGGAACGCCCGTTGCGCGGACGTTGGCGGCATTCAACCTGTCAGCCGACCAGGGTTTGTCGACCGGCGCGGCGGCAACTATCGTCTTTGACGAGACGTTGACGAACACGCTCGGAATCACAAACTCCAGTGGAGTGTTTACACTTCCACTGGGTGCCTGGGAGATTTTCGCGGAATGCTCATTTGGTGGCGCGACTTCGACAACCGTGACTGCTCTTCTCGAGATCGAAAAGAACGGCGCGGCTTTGCCGATGCGCTGCCTGGCGACTACGAGTCTCGTCGCAACGATGATGGCTCGTAACCCGAACTTGGGCATCCACGGATTTGTCACCAGTGTCGGTACGGATTCGATTCGAATTCGTGCGACG